GAGACTTTAGGGCAAACTGGCTATAGAATCTACTAAGAGTTTTCTTTTTTGCTTATGGCTTATGGAGCGATGAAACCAAAAGGGAAAAAGAAAAAGAAGAAGGGGGGTAAGCGTGGCAAACATTCCTGTTAATAAAGCTCTTTATGCAAGAGTAAAAGCTGCTGCGAAGAAAAAGTTTGCTGTTTATCCATCTGCGTATGCAAATGCGTGGTTGGTTAGGGAGTACAAGAAGCGTGGCGGTACTTATCGTGTAGGAACGGAGAAGAAACGTGCCACAAAGAAAAAGTAGAACTAAGGGTAGAGGTGGTTTAGGCCGTTGGTTTGATGAAAAGTGGGTTGATGTAAAAACTGGAAAACCTTGTGGCCGTCAAAAAGGAGAAAGTAGAGGATATCCTGCGTGTAGACCTAGTAAACGTGTATCAAGTAAGACACCTAAGACAACAGGAGAGATGAGTTCTTCTGAGAAAGCTAGATTTAAGCGTGAAAAAACAAGTAGTAAGAAGATAAGCTATCAACATAAACGTAAAACCACTAATAAAAGGAAGAAAAAATGAAAAAAATCACTAAAAGGCAAGAAGAAGCGTTAGCTAGGCATAAAAAAGCTCATGGTCATACAAAAAAACATATTGATGAGATGAAAAAGTTGATGTTAAAGGGCAAAACTTTCACAGAAGCACATAAAATGACTATGAGAAAGGTAGGAAAGTAATGCCACGTAAAAAAGGAGTCAGTTTATCTTTAAAACGGGGTGAAAAATCTCGTAAGGGAGGGCTGACTGCTAAAGGCAGAGCAAGATATAACAGAGCAACAGGAAGTAATTTAAAAGCACCCGTTACTGAAAGTAATCCAACTGGCAAGAGAGCAGCAAGAAAAAGATCATTTTGTGCGAGAATGGCAGGAGTAAAAGGCCCAATGAAAGATTCAAAGGGTAGACCTACAAGAAAGGCACTAGCATTGAAAAGATGGAAGTGCTGATTTATGACTTATTCAATTCCTGGCCCAATAAGAACAAGTGTAACTAGCTCTACAAAGTTATCAGGAGTTGGTAGTCCCTTTGGAAGAACTAGGGCTGTATTAGATATGATGAAGGGGTGGGAAATAATGAAAGCAGTTACAGAAGGTACTGATTATTTAAGAGAAAATTCTGAAGCTTTTTTACCGTTAGAACCAAGAGAAGATTACTCAGCTTATTTATCAAGAGTAAATCGAGCAGTATTTTCACCTTTTACACAAAGATTATTAAGGGCAGCATCAGGTTTAGTACTTCGTAAACCTATTACTTTAATAGGAGATCCATACTGGACTGAGATGTTCAAAATGGATGTAGATGGATGCAAATCAGACTTAGATGAATATGCAAGAAGAGTATTAATGTGTTCGTTAACTTATGGTCAAAGTCATATTTTAGTTGATTATCCTGCTCCTTCTGGTGCGGTTAGTTTGGCAGAAGAAAGGCAACAAAACCGTAGACCATATTGGATTGAAGTTGATCCTACGAATTTGTATGGATGGAGATTAGATAGAGAAGCTAATTATGGAAATTTAGTACAAGTAAGGATAGGGGAGAGGGCTGTTTTACCTGATGGTGACTTTGGAGAAAAGATTTATGAACAGGTAAGAGTTATTGAGCCTGGTAAGTACCGAGTATTTAGGCAAAAAGAAGAAATAGAAGAGTTATATGACGTAGAAGATAATACGTATGCAGGAAGTTTTAGTTCTCCAGAAGGTGATAGTGAATATAAGTTAGTTGAATCTGGTGATTTTTCTCTTGGTGAAATACCTTTAGTAACTATTTATTCAGGCAAAGTTGATAATTTAGTTAGCAAACCACCGTTATTAGATATTGCACATTTAAATCTTGCACATTTTCAACGTCAAGCTGATTTAATTCATAGTTTGCATGTTGCATCTCAACCAATGTTGGTATTAGAGGGATGGGATGATCAAACAAAAGATATGAGTATTAGTGTTAATTATGCGATGGCAACTCAGCCAGGGAACAAAGTTTATTATGTTGAACCAGCCAGTAGTGCATTTGAAGCACAATCAGCAGAAATAAAAGAATTGCAAATACAAATGGCAACTCTTGGTATTAGCACTTTATCTCAACAAAAGTTTGTAGCAGAATCAGCAGATGCAAGACGATTAGATCGTGTAGATACAAACTCTATGCTGTCTATGGTTTCAATGGAGTTAGAACAAAAGTTACAAAAAGCATTTAATTTATCTGCTGAATATGTAGGTATTGATCCACCAGAAGTAAAGATTAGTCGTGATTTTGATATTGAAAGATTAATTGGACAAGATATAACAGCTTTGACCTCTTTATTTGATCAACAAGTAATAGATAGAGAAGAGTTTAGAGATATTTTAGTGCAAGGTGAAGTATTACCTTCAGCAGGAGAAGTTAAATCCGAATAGTACGCTAATATTATAAGGAACAGCTTTAAAGTCATGCCTGGATCTATTGATAGAGTTTTGCAATCTGATGGAAGTTATAAATGGGAAGTTGTTGACCATCCAAAAGAAGCTGACTCAGATCCAGTTGTAAAGACAACAACAAAGACAACTAAAGCTGCCACTCCTAAAACTACTGAAACAAAAGCCTAAGTATGATTGAAGAAAAAGTAATTCAGCCTGAGTCTGTGGCTCCTGCTGAACAGCCTGTGGCTGACGCTCCTTCACAACCGCAACAACCAAATCTCGACTCTATAAAACAGCAGTATGAAGAGCAATTGTCATTGGCTCGTAAACAAGCTGCTGAGTCAGAGGAAAGATTTCAAGGCATAAAAGTTAAATTAGACGAGGTTTATAAACAGAAAGAGGATAAAAGAAAACAAGAATTAGAAGATCAAGGACAATGGAAAACCTTGTGGGAGGAGGCGAATAAAACTGCTCAAGATAAAGAACAGCAAATTAATTCTTTAACTCAACAGTTAGCAGATTTAAAGTCTTCAAACGAATTAGCATCAACAAAACAAACAGCTTTAGCAGCAATTAGTAATGCTGGTGCTATTAATGCAGAACAAACTTTATCTCTTTTGCAAAACAACCTAAAGCGAAATGATGATGGTAAGGTTGTGATATTGAACGGTGGAGTAGAAGAAGATTTAACTGCTTATCTGACAAGTTTAAAAAACCCAGGATCAAACTGGGAACATCATTTTAAGCCAAGCAGTGCAGCAGGAATGGGTGCTAAACCAAGTCCAGTTGCTAATACTTCTGGCAATACTAATAATCCTTGGAAGAGTGGCAATTTGACTCAACAGCTTATAATGGAGAATGAAAATCCCGATCTTGCAGCAGTGCTGAAAAGAGAGGCTTCACAAAAATAGTTAGTCTCCGTGAGATTAACGCCCTTGTCCGTGACTAGGGTATCGCAAATCAATCACAGTTTTTCTGATGGCTGCTCCGCTACAGAATTACTCTGGCGGTGTCCTATTAGCGGATATCGTTAAGAGAAATAATTTCAGTGCATACGTATCTGAAGCAATTAAAGAACGCAGTGCTTTTATTAGAAGTGGTGCTGTAGTTCGTAACGCACTTCTTGATTCAAGAGAAGGCGGTACACGTATTCAAGTTCCTGAGTTCAACCCAATAGCACCAACAGAAGAAATTCTGGACGGTACAGCGACATGGGGCACATCTAATGCTGGTCACTTAACACCACAGAAGATTGGAACAGGAACCCAGATTGCAACTATCTGCCACAGAGGTTTTGCTTATGCGGTAGATGACATTGCAGTATTGGCTGCTGGTGAAGATCCTATGGGTCACATCCGTAACCAGCTTGCAGATGCAATCAATAAGTTAAATAGCACAAGACTATTTTTCCAACTTCACGGTTTATTTGGTTCTGCTCTTTCTGCTAACAAATTAGATTTAGCTAAAGCAGGAACAGGTGCAACGGAAGCAAACTTCCTTACTGCATCTGCTGTTGCAAAAGGCCGTAATCTTCTTGGTGAGAGAGGAGAAGAGTTAGACACTATTGTTGTTCACCCAACTGTTGCTTACTACCTATATCAAGTAGGAATGTTGACATTCTCTACTGATGCTTTATCTACTGGGTCTGGAATCCAGTGGGGTGGCGGTGGTGTTGGTGTAACAGATAGAGCCGTTGGACAGTTTGCAGGAATGAGCGTTGTTGTTGATTCTGCTGTGAACTCTGTTGTTCCTGGTTCTTCTGGTCATCAGAAAGAGTTCTACTGCTACTTAATTAAGTCTGGAACAATTCTTGAAGGTGTTCAGCAAGAGTTGAACTTGGAAGCTGAAAGAAACATCTTATCGAAACAGGATGTTATTTCAGTTGATTACCACAGTACTTATCACATCATGGGTACTAAGTGGAATGATGCTTCTGACAACCCTACAAACTCCAACCTTGGAGCTTCAGGCAAGTGGGCTGCTACATATGATGTAGACCTAGTTCCTGTTGTGCAGCTAACTGTTAACTCACCACTAGACACATCAACACTTTGATTTAGTCTTGTATTGGGTCGTTCATTGGATCTGCATAGAAAAGCCTCACTTTCGGGTGGGGTTTTTTTATGACGCTACAATAAAGACAATAATTATTTAATTCATTGTGGCAGCAACTATAAATGCAAATTTGTCAGGTGCTTCTTCTAATAGCTATGTAACTTTGGCAGAGGCTAATTCTTACTTTGAGACAACACCTGAATCTTCTACATGGGATAACAAAACAGATGATCAAAAGAATAGATCTTTAATATCAGCAACAAGATGGATAGAAGGATTAAATTTCTTTGGTGAACGTTGTGATGATGGACAAGCATTGCAATGGCCTAGAAATAATTATTCAGTTGATAGTGTTGAATTTGTTTGTACGTTAATACCAGCAAAAATAAAGCAAGCACAATTTGAATTAGCAAGAGCGTTAGCAAACGATCCAGATGCAATCACAGGTAATAAAGGAACTGCTGGTGTTGCAAAAGAAGTTGAGTTAGGAGAATTGAAGGTGAAATATAATGAAGCGAGTTTGGCAACGGGAACTGTGAACAATGTTTTTGACGTTTATCCTTGGCTTCAGTCCTATCTTGGTCCTTATTGCCTTGGTGGGTCTGGTGGTTATCAGGTAAGAGTTCTTAGAGGTTAATTATGTCTCTTATTGACGATACATTTGCAGGTGTTCCAGCTTCAGTTTTAAGTAACTGGGGAACAGATATAACGTATATAAAGACAACAACTCCGAGAACTTATAACCCAACTACGGGTGTCGTTACTGGAGCAGATACGAACGTAACGGTAAGGGGAGTAATAACACAATTGAGTTCTAGTGAAGACGAAGGTTTATATCAAACAACAGATGTAAAAGTTTTAATAGGTGCGGATGAACTTGGTGACTATTATCCCACCGAGGCAGATCGTATTCAGTATGGGCAAGCTGGAGTCACAATTGAAGGTAAGATTATTAATATTCGTTCAGTTAGAGGAGATAAACCAGTGTTTCATACATTGATTGTGAGGCCACAGTAATGGCAAGAGATATAAAATTTTTAGTTGATGATATGAAAGATGCAACTATTGCAGCAGCTAGGGCTGCAACAGTTCAAACAATGAATAGTTTGGCTCAAAATGGTCCTGCATGGACGGGAGCTTTTTCTTCTGCTTGGTACGCTGTTCCTTCAGGTAAAAAACCTGGAGGTCCAAGAGCTATTGGTGGTATTTATAATTATACGCTTAGAAACATTCCTAAAACACGTTTTAAAACAGGAGAAAATTCAATTCGTTTATATGAAATTGTAAATGGAATGTCATATGCTTCTATTGCTTTAGATTTAGATCCTTTTATTTATGCTTCTAAAGGTTTTAATTATGGAGATCCAATAAAACCTGTAGTTAATTCTGGTTTAAGAAAAGAAGGAGGAAAAAGAGGTGAAATTACAAGTTCAAAAGGAAACAATAATAGTACTGCACCTTTTAACTGGTATAGAACTTACGCTGGAGGTGGTGGATTAAAAAAAGACTTTAAAATAGGAGCTAATTTAGGTTTTGGTAAATTCAAGCCTGTTCGTATTTCTAGGAGTTCAATTTAATGAATTATCAAAAAATTAGAGCAGCAGTTGAAAATCCATTACTTACTGCTTTTGGAGCATTATCACCAGCAGTGCCAGTGTTTTTTGATAATATTACGGCGGCTCCTTTAAATTCAAATACAGAACATGTAAGAGTAAATATTAATTTTGGACTTACAAATGAACCAACTTTAAATTCAAGTGTTGATGATGCTAGAGGTGTTGTTTCAATTAGAATTTACACAGAAAAAGGTAAAGGACCAGCAAGGAATCAAACTTTAGTTACTAGTGCTGTTGGAGTGTTAGAAACATTAAACGATAGTGCAAAAACAAATGCAGGAGTATTTTTTAGAGTTGGACAAATTGAAGGTCCAAGCTTTTCTTCTACAGAAACTTCTCCATTATTTGCAAGCACAATAGATACGTCTTTTGTCGCAACAGTTTTAAGTTAGTAGAATACACGCTAATCTATATGTAAATTTCAAGAACGCCTCATGGCTGCTACCTGTCTATCTGGCACATCAGGTGCTTTGT